TGGCTTGTTCGGCTCGGGTTGGTCGTGTGCTGGCGTCGGCAATCCGGAGGACCGGACCGGGCCAGCAACCCGATGGTCAAGTTATACGTGAGACCCCCGAGTAACGCAAGCGTGTTTGCCGGCGGTGGGCCTAGAATTTTGTGGTTGAATTGAGGCTGATTCTCGGTTACGTTGGGGACGGCGGCAGGCGGACGATGATCAGCCGAAGGGGAGTGGCGACGGGGGCGACGATGGCGGCGAGACGGGCAGCCGACAGGGGGCTGAGATAAGTCCGACTCGGGCAGACGGCCGAGCCACACGCACACCCGCGCGAGGACCCCAGCCACCACCTGCAGCCGGGGATCCCAGAACCCGATTCCGCCACCGAGTGGGACGAGGCGCGGCAGCCGTGCAGGGCGAGGAGCAGAAGAGAGGCACGGCGGCAGCGGCAGCGGCGGGCGAGCATGCTTTCGCGAATCGCGTCGATGCCAACCGCGTAGAAACGGAACCAGCGACCCGCCGACCCGTGGTCCACCGTCCCCACATAAGTCCTGTTCACCGCCACACGGAAATGGGTTCCCCTTGACTGTAGGGGCTTGATGCCGACAATCGTGTCCATGACCGAGTCGACGGCGGAGTTCACTGAGCGGGTAAAGGGCGAGGGTCGTTGGGACCAGTTCAAGGCATTCCGTCAGGCGATAGAGGGCAGTGGTGCTGACAAGAAGGAGTCGTGGCAGCAGGCGGCTATTCAGTTTGGTTGGGAGGCCCCTGTTGGTGGCGGCAAGAAGCGATCTACTCGGATAGTGCCTTCGTCTGATGCTGGTGCGGAGGTTTTTGCTGGGAAGACGAGCAATTTGCGTTCGGATTACCAGTGGGTGTACGAGAATGTGGCGGTTGGTGGTTTGGTGGCGAGTGATTCGCCGAGTGCTGGTGCGTGGGGTTTGTTGCAGTTTGCACGGGACGATCCTCGCAGTTTCTACACTGAGTGGATGCGGATGGTGTCTCGCTCAGAGGACGTGGACAAGCAAATGGAGGCTTTCAAGGACGATGCCCGCAGCACCGTTGCTGACATCCGAGCTATGCTTGACGAGTTCCGATCTGCCACTGTACCGGACGGTGCCGAAGTCGTTTGACGACAACTTGGCTTACCGTGCGGAGGTGTGGGATCGCTCATCGTCTGACAGGAAGTACCAAGCTGCCTTGTGGAAGGCATGTTCACGGGACTTGCTGTTTTACGTGAACACGTTCTGCTGGACGTACGATCCGAGGAAGATCTCAGACGGGAAGAGTCCCAAGTTGCCGTTCATCACGTGGGAGTATCAGGACGACTGCCTGTACGCGATGAACGAGCGGATTGGTAAATCGGACGTGCTGATCGAGAAGTCGCGTGATATGGGTGCGAGTTGGCTGTGTTTGACGCTGTTTCATTGGAGATGGATGTTCAAGCCTCTGGAGAGCTACTTGATGGTGAGTCGCAAGGAGTCCCTTGTGGACGGCAGTGGCGACTCGTTGTTCGCCCACATCGATTTCCTGCTGAAGGGGTTACCGTTGTGGATGATCCCCAAGCACCGCCGGAACAAGCTGAAGCTGATGAACTTGGACAATGGGACGAAGCTGGAGGGCGAGAGTACGACTGACAACATTGGTCGTGGCGGTCGTAGGACGGCGATGCTGATTGACGAGTTTGCTGCGTTTGAGCAGGGCGGTTGGGACGTGTTGAGTGCAACGGCTGACAACACGAACTGTCGTTTGTTCAACAGCACTCCTGCTGGCACGGGGAATGCGTTTTACGCTCAGCGGGAGAAGGGCACTGCCCGTCTAAGGATGCACTGGACATTGCATCCGGAGAAGGGTGCTGATCAGTACGTGGACGAGGATGGGAAGCCGAGGTCTCCGTGGTACGACGGCGAGGTGCTTCGTCGTGCGAGTTCCGTGGAGATCGCCACGCAGTTGGACATTGATTACCAAGGATCGGATTACCCGTTCTTTGATCCGGACACGCTGAGGAGGCTGATTGACGACTATTCGAGTGGTCCGAAGTACCAAGGCACGTTGATGGCTGACGCTTTTGGTGAGCCGGAGTTCGTGAACGATGGTGAGGGGTTCCTCAAGGTCTGGTGCGACTTGGATGATGAGATGCGTCCGAGGAGTGACCGGGACTACGTGATCGGGGTGGACGTTTCGCAGGGAACGCAGGCCAGTGACACGGTTTTCAGCGTGGGTGACAGGATGAGCGGCGAGAAGGTGGCCGAATGGGCGGATAACCGGACACCGACGTACAGGGCGGCTGAGATCTGCGTGGCCCTTGCCAACATGTTCAAAGCCGATGGCGGACGGGGCGCGTACATCATCTGGGAGGCGACGGGGCCGGGACGCACGTTTGGACATGCGATCATGGACGAAATGCGCTATGGAAACGTGTATTTTCATACGGATGAGCAGCGGTTAAATGGCAAGATGTCGGATAAGCCGGGGTGGTTCTCGACTCAGGAGGGGAAGAAGGACCTTTTGGCGCAGTATCGGCACCTACTGTTCAATCATCAGTTCATCAATCCGTCTGAGCAGGCGTTGATTGAGGCCAGCGAGTACGTGTTTCTTGCGAATGGCAAGATCGAGCATAGCGGTTCGGTGTACAGCATCGACCCGAGCAACAGGGGCAGCGGGCATGGTGACCGGGTTATTGCCGATGCGTTGTGTGCAAAGATCCTCGGCCAGACGAAGATTGGTCTGAAGGAGAAGCCGGTGGAGGGACCTGCGATTGGTTCGATGGCTTGGCGTCGATCCGGTCGTCGAGAGGCTCTTGACGAACACGAGGTTTGGGAAGGGTGGCGAGAATACTGATATGAATCCGAATAACACGAAGCATTTGCGTCGTTTTCGGGCTGCGATGAGTGCGTCTCGGAAGCGTCTGGAGCCGTTCCGGAACCGTCACCGGCAGTTGACGCAGCAATACGTGGGCACGGAGTATTCGGATAATGGGGCGAGATTGCCGGTCCCGATCAACATGATCGAGCTTGCGACGAACATCTACGAACGCCAACTCGTGGCCCGACCCCCGGCGGTGCTGGTCACGACGAGGTCCGAACAGCATCGACCTGCTGGGGTGAAGTTCGAGAAGGTCATCAACGACAAGCTGAAGAAGCTTCGGGTGCATGATTCACTGCGTGCTGCTGTGAAATCGGCGATGTTCTCGATGGGTATCGTCAAGGTTGGTGCGCATGTGATCGACCAGTACGAGTACAAGGACTATGTGTTTGAGCGGACTGAGCCGTTTGTGCAGCCGGTTTTGATGGATGACTGGGTGCATGACATGCGTGCGTTGCGGTTGCAGGATGTGTCGTATAGTGGGAATCGGTTCCGGATGGGTTTGGAGGATGCACAGTCGAACCCGGAGTTCGTTCAAAGTCGTCGTCAGAAGCTGAAGTCGATGGAGCGGAAGGGACATAACGAGGATGGCCGCAGGCGGATTTCTACGATCACACAGGGTGAGAGCGACTGGGAAGAGGAATATGAGGAGCAGGTGGAGCTTTGGGAGATCTTTCTGCCCAAGGAGCAGTTGCTGATCACTGTGTCCGAGGACGACGACGCACCTCCACTGAAGGTGATCGAGTGGGAAGGTCCGGAGCGTGGACCGTTCCACATGCTGTGGTACAACGAGGTTGATGGCAACTCGATGCCGTTGGCTCCGGGGATGCTCTGGCAGGGCTTGCACGAGACGATCAACGCGCTGTACCGCAAGATCGAGCGGGAAGCGGCACGGTCAAAGAACGTGGGTCTGGTCAGAAGCCAGAACACCGAGGATGCCGAGCGGATCCGGATGCTCAGCGATGGCGAGATAGGGGTGGTGGACAACCCGGATGCTGTGACCGAGAAGTCGTTCGGCGGTATCGACCAGCGCAGCTTTGCCTTCATGCTTCAAAGCAAGGACCTGTTCAGTTGGTTGAGCGGGAACCTTGACGCACTGGGCGGACTGGGGCCGCAGGCTGGGACGCTTGGTCAGGACCGGCTGCTGTTCGCCAGTGCCAATCAGCGGATCGCGGGGATGCAGGATCGGGTGATGGAATTCACCCGTGACGTGATCAAAGACATGTCGTACTGGTTGTGGGAGGAGCCTCTGGAGAGCTACCCGTTGACACTGGAATTTCCGGAGTTGGACCCGATGGCGACGGAGTTGACACCCGAGGAGCGGGACA